GTGCTGTCAATGACGACGACGGCGCGGGTCACTGCCGACCCCCAAACCCGAGTTTCTGCCGCCACTTCGAAAGCGGCTCTATCGTCTCATCGTCATCAATGCTTTCGGTAGGCTCATCGACCGACAATTCAGGCGACGGGGATAGCCGTGCCGCCATGCCCTTTGTGCTGGCGCTTGGTCGTGCCATGCGCCGGACCTGATCGCGGTATTCCAGCAGCTTGTTATGATCCTCGATCGGGATGGTGATGTGTCGCGCTTGGCCTCGCAGCGCCTTCAAGAACCCGCCCATGAATGACGAAAGCTGCTCTTCCGTCTCGACGGCTTTGATCAGCCGGTCTCCGACCATGAGAGAGAGCCCGCCTTGATCGGCCCAATGAATCGTGATCGTGACGCTGGTCAGCAGTTCGGTTGGTTTTGCGTCGCTCATCGGTCACTCTCCCTTAGCCCGGAACCACCTCAGGCACTTGCGAACGTCTTTCAGCCTTCGGCCGTAGTTTGAATTTGGAAATCGGTATCCGTTCCGCAGTTGGGGCAGATAGACGGACTGACATGCGGGGTTTGGGTGGAGGCTCGCCGCGCTGCATGATGCGCACAGCGAAGGGATCGAACCGACAGAAATCGCAGGTGGTGATGGTCTCTCCGGTATCGCGTCGTTGGTTATCATAGAGATCCCCTGTTGCGTGGCAGAGTTGGCAGTGGAGGGTTATGCGGCCATCTCCTGAAGCGTGACCGTCTTGGCGTGAACCTCGGCAAGGAACTCGCGAACCTTGTCTTCCAGATCGAGAACCAACACGTCATCGCGTTCGATGCGCGTGACGAACAGTCGAAGGTTCTCCGGCATGCGAGGATCGAAGCTCACGAAGTCGCACCAGCGACGCCCCGTGCAGGCCATCTGCCACGTCATTTGCAGGATGTATTTCTCCGGGATCTTGCCGCGCAGCAGCGTGTCGATCTGTGTGGCAGTGCTCGGGCACTTGATCTCTACAAGGCCATCGACTCCGACCAAACCGTCAGGGCTCGCCCCGCTCATGTCGATCGCCGGGTGAGGAACGAAATCGACCGTCTCGACCGTGACGCCTTGGAAGAAAGAATACGCGCTGCGTGCTTCGGCCTCGGTCGCTGTTCCCCATTCCATCGCCGCGTTGGTATAACTCTCAGCCACGACGCCAGTCAGGCGTTCGGCAATCAGCTGTGCGGCGTAGTTTGCACGGGAAGCACCCCATCCGGTCTTGGTGGTGGCGCAGATATCGGCCATGCGAGAAGCTGTGGCGCGGCCCAACCGCAAACGCTTCCACTCGTCTGATCCTTGCTCGATCATTTCTTCACCTGCTGCTGGCGCTTGCGCGCTGACAGCCCCGCGATAGCTTCGGCAATCTGTTTGGCCGTCAGGTCGTCCAGCCCCTCGACCGAGTAATGAGCGCAGACCTTGCCAATGTCGGTCTTGGTGTCCTCGATCAGCTTTTTCAGCGTTTCGACCGTGTTGGCTTCGGCTGGCTTTGCCACCGCCTTGTTGCCATCGTCGTCTTCCTTTTCGGTGGCTATGCCAAGCAGGGTCAGCGTGACATAGCGCTTGCCGTAGCTGGTGCTAGATCCCCACGCTTGGACCACGTTCTTGCTGCCTCCGGTATCAGGCGGGAGCACAACGTCGGTGGTTTCTTTGTGCCCCTCGCGATGACCGAGAACACCCGTCACAGTGATTGCTTTCTCAGTCTGCGCCGTGCGGAACGTCAGCGAGAACCCGTGCTTTACGAGCACAGGCCGGATGGCATCGATGATATCCTCGAAGCGCGCGTAGTCGTTGTTGTGGCCCTTGCCCTTCCGGGCCACGGTCGGCAATTCGGCTTGAAGCTGTGAAATAGCCTCAAGGAATGCCCGCTCGGCGGCGTCGGAACGAACGCGCCGCTGGAACTCGTACAGCTTTTCCAGCCGCTCGATAGGTACAGTCTCATCCCGTGCCGCTCGCTCGATCACCGATGCATATGCGGCTGCCTCCATATCGACCGAGCTCGGCAGCTTCACCGGCTGCACCGTCACCGCCACTGCGTTACCGTCTGCCATTGTCATTGCTCCTAGATTGGTTTGCTGGTGACGGCTCCGGCCGATACCCCCGGCCCCGCTGTGAAACCGTCACCAGCACTCGCGCTAACCTAACTGTGTCCAGGGGGACCGCAGGCCCTACTAGGTCAGCGCAAATTCACGACCACTTGTGCAGCATGAAAAGCGTCACCTGCACCACAACGATGACCACGCAGACCTCGCTGAAGAAGTCGTAAAAGGTCCATGGTTCAGTCATCCGACTGGCTCCGGTTCGTTGACCGGTGCCGCATGCAACGCCGTCAAGGCAGACACCAACTGTTCCGCATGCTTGGTCGGCAGGTCGAAGATCGTCAGATCAAAATCCGAAAGGCCGTCGTAGCTTTCGAGCCTGATTGTTACTGCGTTTGAATTCTCAGGCATGTACCGCACCAATCGAACGGCCAGCACGCGATGGAGATTCATTGATCCGCTGATCGGGTTCATCACACAACCCCATATCCGCGACGGCCGATCATGATGGGCCGGTCATTGTGTTGAGGAATGCGAGCGTTGATCCGCTCGCGAAAGTGACGGATGGAGGTGCGCAGCGCTTCGATGCTGCGGCAGATGTCCGCCTCTTCGGCATCGTTCGGATAGTCCGAGGTCTCGAAGATGATCCGCTGCAACTCCTGCACGTCGGACTCGACGCATTGCAGGTCGCCGGACAAATCGAATGAGTTCTTCATCTGAGCCTCTTGGGCGAGAGGGAAAAGAAAAGACACCGGCCGATACGCAGGCCGGTGGATATTTAGTCGGCCTGCCGGCGTGCGATCGCTTCATACGGGTCGTACTCGCGCCCGATGCGAAACTCGTAGATGCCTGGATCAAGAGCGATCGGCTCGTGCGTATCGAACGGGCGATCGTGTGTCAGCACGTTCGCATCTTCGATGATTGCGTAGAGGATACGCATCCCAGCGGTAGCCGCTTTTGCCTCAAACACCTTGGCGGGACGTTCGAGTACATGGTGGTGTCCGGTTTCGCTGTGGCCGATGATGTGGCGTCCGGTTGCGGTTTTCATCGGCGTCACGTCACTTGGCAATTTGGCGATACGCCGGATGCCGATCTCGCCCTGCGCTGCGGTGTTCTTAAAAGTTTTCACGTGCGAATCTCCGGTTTCTTGAACTTCGATAACGCAACACCTTGCATCCACGCTTGCGCTTCCATCGCTGTGGACGTAGTCGGCGGAACGCCAATTGCGAACTGGCGACCTGTCCCGCACTCGACCATGCAAAAGCGTGACGGTGCGGGAAGGTCAGGAAGTTGAACCTCGACAAGCGTTCCGATCAGTGGGTCGCCGTCATGATCGATTGTTTTCGCATTGAGCGACGAGAGGATTTTCGACCAGCCTACGATATGAGCGCAGGCTATGCGGCGCTGTTCGAGGTTCGGCCATGTGATGGCCGAGTGCGCAGAGATCGACGACTTGTCCTCGATCCACGCACCCGGAACTAGCGTCCCTTCGAAGAAATACAGATCTTCAACATCACAGACGAATGCAGGTCCATCTTGGCGGTGAAGACGACGGTCATCCATCTTGTGCAGCGTCGGCTTGGCGACCCAATAGAGAGTGTCGTCCGTCCAGAACAACAGCCAAGCACCGTCGAGATACGCCCGAAGCAAAGGTTCCGTCCAGGCGATGACGGTCGGTTTATTGATCTGCATGGCGCCGAAATATGTCGTCGTCAGCCACGCAACATCCCAATCATACCAACTCCACGATCCGAAGATCAGCCAAGACGCGAAACGATGCCGGGCAGCGCGGGCATCGCGGGCAACGCGGGCATCGCTGGCATCGCGGGCAGCGCGGGCATCGCTGGCAACGCGGGCATCGCTGGCATCGCGGGCATCGCGGGCATCGCGGGCATCGCGGGCATCGCGGGCATCGCTGGCAACGCTGGCAAACGTCGGATCACGTCGCCGCATCTCGTTGATCACCCAATCGACTGACCGCCCAATTGAAGGCTCGTTCTCAAGCCGCCAGCCTCGGCGCAAGCGTTTCACCGATTTGTCGACGCCTAGCGCGCGGAGATAATCGCGCAGATGATCCTCGACAGACGCCTCATCGAGCTTGCCAGGGAAATTGCAGGCCTCGATGTACTGGTCGAGTGTGAGGTCGGTCATTGGTTGCCTCGGTTGAGAAGAAAAAAAGTCACCGGCCGACCGTTGGGTGAGTGGCATGTTCGGCGTGTACGGGTGCGCCGTGTCGGCCGGTGATGTACGTAACTATGGGGTACGCTCAGGAGTGCGTCAACAAAAAACGTACCTTCAAGTTACGCTTTTTAACAAGTCATTGATGCCATTATGCATTGAGGCCGGTTCAACCTTGGGGATAACCTTGCGATCACCAATTGTGGTGCCACGGAGCAACAAAAAATGCGTTCAGCTATTGCAGCCGCTATTTTGATCGCAACGACAGCAGCAGCTTTCGCTGCGTGCCCGGCTGGTACGCGCTACCAGTGCTATCAGGGGTTCAATGGCAAGGTTGTGTGCGGGTGCCGCTAGTCGTCATTCGCCGTCCTTAGGACAGCAACAAAAAAGGCGGCCTCGTCTGGGGCCGCCTTGTCATGTCTTGCGGCAACCCGATTAGGCTGCCGCCTGGTGGCCGCTGCCTTTGCTCCCTTTGCTGACGCTCCGGGGCAACAGTTCGCTCGTCTCGATATCCAGCATTTCGCACATTCGCACAAGTATTTCAAAGCGAGGCTCTGCCGTGCCGCGCTCATATTTGCGGTAACTGTGCGGCTCTACTCCGAGCACGCCAGCAAACCTTTGTGCTGACTTGTAGCCGGCGCGAATGCGGGCGGCCTTCAGGCGCTTCGCAAACGTCTTCATGATCTGGTCATGCCTGCTCGTTGTCATGCGGGACAAAGTGCCCCGCGTTTCGGTTATGCACACGGACATTAATCGCCCGATGCTGGTTGTCTTGACCGTACCGCAGAGGTACGGTACCGTCAAGGTACGGTGGGTTGCGTATCCCCAAGACATCTGTGCCTTCGAGGTAGGTGATCAGGGAGACCACTGATCGCGGCGCGCGTGCCAGCAGAAACCCAAGTCACGCTTGGGGAGTACGGCCAACCTCGAAGGCAGAGGTGTCAACCAGTGAGGAGCATTGAGAGAGGCGACTGTTGTCGGGTGCCGGGCTTGTGACAGCCCATACCGACAGTCACAGTCGCTTAAGTGCCGGGGGAAATCCGCGTGGCCCGGTGGCCCTGCGTCGATAGTGTCTTAAGCGCTGTCGGCCGGTGGTGCGATGACGGTCGGTCGTCTCTCTCAGTGCTTCTCCTGGCTCAGCCTCAAGAGCCGCCGACTACGCTACGCGCAGCACGTCGGCTCAGCGCTGGTCTCTGTTCTGCAGGTAGGGACCAGCGCCACCCATTCACGTATCGCGTTCCCGTATTTGCGTTGTTGCGTGCGTGTCGGCGGTAGCGCCGGACGGCTGATTTGTTGCGGCTGTCTCGCGGTGCTGTCGTCAGCAGTGCCACTTCCTCCACGTAGTCAACTGAGCGGCGCGAATGCCGCTCCCCTTTCGCCCAGAGGGCCTATGGATCACACGAGCAACTGGACTGACGAGCGCGTCGAAGCCGTCAAGCGTCTTTGGAAGGATGGCGTTTCAGCATCCGAGATCGCCCGTCGTGTCGGCGGAATGACCCGCAATGCCGTGATTGGGAAGGTCACAAGGCTTGGCCTGCCAGGCCGTAGGGTAACCGTTCGCAAGCTCTACGACCGCTTCAATATCGATGACAGCCGCGTCGAGCGCCGCACATACGCACCGCCACGAGTGCAGCCGAAAGTCGCTCGGAACTGGCGCTCCGAGCCATTGCCAGCGACGCAAGCCGCAGACATTGCGCGTGTCTCGTTCCTTGATCTGGAAAATCATCACTGCCGCTTCATCCCCGGTGATCCGCGTCAGATTAAGCCGCATGAACCGCAGTTCTGCGGGTGCGAAGTTGTTCGAGGTCTGCCGTATTGCAGCACTCATGCGCACCGCGTCTTCACGCCAATCTTGCTCAAGCAGAACAACTTCCGAGAAGCCTCGCCAGCAATGAGAGAGGGTGCCCGATCGTCTGGCAAGCCGCACGTCGTCTTTGCCTAAAACGAATGACGGGGCAGCTCCGCCCAGAGCCACCCCGTTGCATGTGTGGATACGCGTACCACAGCCAGCATGGAGCGCTGACTATGACCGCATCAATACTAGACCTGCGTCCTACACGCAACACGTCAAGCGATTTATCCAAAGATCTGAGGCGAGCGATCATGACCCTTTATCACGCCCATTGGCCGGATCATCGCATCGCCTTTGAACTCGGCATCGAGCCCGCCACCGTCGCGCGCTTCCGCGCTGCCCGTTTCCTCGCAGCGAAGTGAGAGCGTCATGAGCACGCCCCCGTTCGTCCGCTTCTACGCCAACGACTGGTTCACCGGCTGCGCCGGGCTCAAGGCGGACGAGCGCGGCGTCTACGTGTCCATGTGCGTCTACATCTGGACCACCGGCAAGCGCGTTCCCCTCGACGACGCCGAAGCCTCCCGAATGATGAACCTCAACTTCAAATCCTATCAGCGCATCCGCGATCGTCTCGTGGTGATCGGCAAGGTGACACGCCATGAAAACGGATACGGCAACGACCGCGCCGAACACGAACTCGCCGCAGCCGCAGAAGCAGCCGCTGCGAAGGGACGGACTGTCGCAACGCCTGATCGGGGCAACGAAGGAAGAGCGGAGGAAGCTGCTGAGCCTCGACAGGAAACTCCGAAAAATGCCGAAGCCAACGGCGCCGTACTGACCGATGGCCCCATCGATGATGGGATCGATCATAGGATCGATGGCACGATCGATCATGCGATCGAGGTCAAAAAAAGCGAACCAAATCAAACACCCTTTATAGAGCCAGAACCAATAACCAGAAAGAATGATGTTGATGATGTAGCGCGTGCGCGCGTGGAAGTTTTGCCGGATGGCTTTTTGGACCGAATGCTCAAGGCGGCAGGTCCGGTCCTGGATGACCCAGTGAACACCGCTGGTCTGCTCATGCCGTCCACCCCGATCATGTGGCTTCGCGAGGGGTGCAGCTTTGAGCTTGATGTGATCCCAGCACTGGAGAGCATCGCAGTTGCACGGGCCGGAAAGTCAAAGGTGCGCGACTGGAATTACTTCACCAAGGCCGTGTCGAACGCCAAGGACGCGAGAGAGCGAAAGTTGCCACCCCCTGACCAAAGGTCGATGCCGCAAACAACGAAGCCGCGCAAGATCTTCGCCACCTACGACGCCCTCATGCAGCAAGTTACCGGAGCGCCAGCGTCATGACGCCAGAACAGAAACTCGTTCACACGCTGCTCGTGATGTACGGCGAGCCAAACACGCCAGATCCCAAGCTCTACATCGATACCTTCACCAAGGCGATCGGCGGGTTTGCCGCTGCTGACCTCGAAAGGGCCGGCGAGAACGTCATCCGCAAGAGCACCTTCTGGCCGAAACCGGCTGAAATCGTTGCCGAGGCAAATCGGATCATTGCCCTGCGTGCGCCGCCGCCGCACGCGCTCGCCCCGTCTGACGACAAGGAGCCTCTTACCGCTGAGCAGAAAGCCAACCTCCGTCGCCTGACGGAGATCGCTCGAAAAGCCTGCGAGCAGGTGCACGAAGTTCTTGAGCCTCTGCCGCCGCCGCCGAAAGTCGATCGTGCAAGCTTTGAGGCGATGCGCTCCGGCAGTCGCAACAAGTTCCACCGCAAGGGCATGCACTAGTTGCGCAAGGAAGGAACATTCATGGCGCTCGGTGTCGAGTTCACCCGAGAATGGCTGCCGGATCACCAGCGTTACATCTGGCGCGCTCCAAACGGAATGACGACGGGACGCAATGTCGGGAAAGCTTCCTACTTCGCCGCGCCGTTTGGTCACCGCCTGCATGTTGAGTTCCCTACGCTGAAAGCCGCCATGGTCGCTTGTGTCAACGCAAGACAGTGTTGCGCAACGGAATGAGCAACAATGAAGCTCGAAAGCGACGCCCTCTTCCTCTTCGTCATTGCATTAGTTGGCGTTCTGTTGATCGCGTACATCCGCTGGCATCCAGGAGGCTAACACGCATGGCCGATACCTACATTGCTCCGACACCTCAGAGACTGGCAAAAGCCGCCCATTGGGAAGAGCCATCAGACAAGCAGGTCATCAACGGCCGGGAGGTCACCAAAGCAACCCGCTCTGGCTACCGCTCGATCTCAGTGGTCGAAGTCATGCACCGTGCCGGCGAGGTCAAAGACGAGCAGAAGCTTGCGTTCGAGAAGTTGACCAAGGACTGGGAGACCTCAGACCCCAACCAGTACGCTCGCATTGCACCCGTCCGCGTCGATCAGGAGGATAGCCCGTTCTGCCCGGTCGCCCGTCGCGTCGATGCCCGCCTGCGTTTCAATGCAGCCATCAACTCGATTGGTATGGTCAACTCGCTCGTCGCTCGTCACTGCCTGATGCCGCTCGCCAGCAAAAAGACGGTTGGGATGATGCTCTCGGCCGGTGAATCCATCAGCCATGTTACGGCGATCAAGCGTGGTAAGAAAGCCATACAGGACGCAACATTGGCGCTAGCCATCCACTACGACTACGCCAAACATCCTCCGAACCCTTGACGGGCTTTACCAAATCAGACAACGATTTGGCACACTGCAACAACTGCGAGGCCGGAGCTTAGAGCTACCGGCCTTTCGCTTTTCCAGATCCCGTCGCCACTGAAATTGCCAGGCCCGGTTCTTGCCGACCGCGACCAACCAAACGCATCACTAAGGCGACGGGTACTCACTGGCTCGCATCGGAGCCTCTACCGTATGCCCTGCGTTTCGGGCCGAAATTTGGTTCAACCCTGAACGCCAATTAAACCGGAGCATACGCGCATGCGCCGCATCCACTTCGCTTTCGCCGTTGCGGCCCTGTCCGCCATTATCGGCGCTCTATTCGCTGCCAACGGTTGGGCCGCCGACAAAGCAGGCCCCCCGGTCAAGGTTGACGCTCAGGGCAATGAGCGCTCGTTGTTCAGCGGATGCTATGGTCAGCTTGGTGCTGGCGGCATCTTCGCTTCTGGCAACGACACCATCAAGGGATTCGCTGTCGGTGCCGGTTGTGACTGGCAGGTCGGAACCCTCGTGATTGGCGCGAATGGCCGCTACGCGTTCTATGAGGACGACGCCCGCAGCCTCACCATCGGCGGCCGTCTCGGCTACAGCATCAATGCTCACACCCTGGCATACGGCACTGTCTCGGTCCTGATGGATGGCCGGAACCCTCAGTTCCACGACAGCGCCATCATGGGTGGAATCGGCCTTGAAACCTACCTCACCAAGAACACGACCGTGTTCTTGGAAGCCGCCACAGACCTGCAAAAGTGGGGTGACTGGAAGACCTTGCCCCAGGTCTACGAGATCCACGGCGGCCTTCGCATTCGGTTCTAACAGTACCGCGTCTCCATCGCCCTCAAGGAGACATCACAATGAAATGGATCAAGGCGCGTCTCGCCTCTTACACTCCTGAAGGCCGCAAATGGCTCGTCATTGGGGTGTGCACGCTGATTGCCGATATTGTTGTCTCGTTCCTTGGCGGCAAGGAAGTGACCTTCTGGCACGGCGTCGGTTTCGCAGCCGTGGCATTGGCGTTCGCGTATCTGCCGGATGCCGCGTATGAAGAGTTCGAATCTGGCCGCTATGTCGCGGGCGGTGTCGTTGCGCTCCTATGCGTCCCGATTGGGCTTCAGGCGCTCCAAAACCATGTGACCTACTCGGCTGGCGTGCGCTATGGTGACATCAAGCTTACGAGCTTCCATAACGTCAAGCTCGATAACGCAACTGACTCACTCAAGAGCGAGCATGCAAACATCGGCATGTGGCGCGACCAACTCAAGGATTTGAAAGCGCGCAACGCAACGATTCTTGAGCGCAATAAGGGGTGGGCCGTCACGACCAACCCAGAGGCCATGAAAGAGGCCAAGGAAGCAATCGAGAAGGCCATTGCCAACGAGACGGCCCGTGGCGGGTGCAAGCAGAAATGCGAAGCCTTGATGCGTCAACGCAACGACCTCAATGCAGCGATCGAAGGCATCAAGCGTGAGAACGATCTGACGAGCCAGATCGATGCAACGCAGCGGGTTATCGACAGCAAGTCAGCAGCTGTTGCGACCACTGGACGCAAGGTGTCGATCGTCGAGAATGTCGCCAATATCAACGCTCAGATCACGAAGCTCCTAACCGGCCACAGCGCCAGCGATGTCATGAAAGTAAGTGACGACGATATCGCCTATGCGAACATGGGTTCTGCTGGTCTCGGGTCTCTCGTCCTGATGATTTTGGCGCCGCTCGCAATGTTTCTCGCCGGCCGCCGTCGCATCAAGACGGGGACGCCGCACGCCCCCTCCCACAATCTCAACCTCACCCGTGCTACAGTGGGAGCAGGACCAATCGGCATGAGGCCCGTATTCCAGTGACACTCGCAGAACACATCGCAGAAGCCGTCCTCGAACTCCTTAAGTCCATTCCAAGCCCTGACAAGGCAGATCTAGAGGTCTGCATTCATAGGGCGGCGCGAGAGTACGAGGAGCAGGAGCCGGCTAAGAGTGTCTACAACTACCCCGAGGTTTCATTTTTCGTTGGCGACTGGGTGGCTGTTATTCGATCTGAATGGGACGCGCCTTTGCCCAAAGGCAACCTGATCGGTGTTCGCGCCACGGCAACAAAGAACGGTTTGCCTCAGCCCGCAAAGACTGCGTGGGTGCAAGCCACTCCTGTGGTCGCCTCAAGAGAGGTTATCGACGCCATGTGCGAC